AAAGGAATTTATTTGTCAATAATGATTCGAATCGCTATTGCGATGAAGGGCGTTGAAGAAGAACTCAAAGCACGTGTTGGAGATTTATTTACGGGAGGCAAAGAATATAAAAAACGTAATAACAATCCAGTTCTAAAGAAGATGGAACAAGGACAAGCTGACGAAAAGTATGTTCAACAGTATTACGAGATTCTAAAAAAAGCTGATGAAGTCGTAAGATCGACAAATCCAGACAAAGCAGCAAAGATGGCCGATAAGTATGGTGTCAATATGGGTGCTAAAGATAAGTGGGGTGTTAGATGGGATCATCATGGATTTCTTGATCCAAAACACAAGCATTATGGAAAGACATTAAAAGAAATACGTGATCTAGAAATACAGGAGAGGAAACATGATGAAGACAATTATCCGATTGCAACGATGTTTACCAACAAAGCAGAACTATCCTTCGTTCAGGCAACGAAAGTATTAAAGGATGAAAATGAAGAATTTTTCATACCAGAATTACATGAGATGGCTAAAATGAAAAAATTTCCGTTGATGGTTGTCAGAAAGAATGAAGTGTTAAATAAAATAGAACAATTGGTCGAATTCGTGCACATAAAATCAGTAACGTCAAAACACTACATTATAGAGATGTTCGTTCCAACGAAATTTGGGCTTGATAAATATGATAACGAATCAGATGTATTTAAAGAATTGATTAATATAGATCAAGTTTGGTTTGATGATGATTATGGTGATAAACATGCTTATCGCATAACATCGTTTTATAAGAGGGGAAAACATAATGAATATATCGATGAAAAGAAGGAAAAAAATTTCAGATATGATGTCTTGAAATTTAAGGGAGAAATAATTGAAGAATATAAAGTAGGAGGAAAATAATATGCAAAACAATAATGGAACAAATGCATCACCAAACTATCATGATGGAAACGGGATGTTCACAGTAAATGCAAGTAATGGACTCGCATTCACAACAGGAACTTCAACGACATCAATTTCATCTATGTGGCAATATATTGAAAAGGAAATAATTGGATTTGAAGTGCGTGAGACAACCATTGCAGTCTCATATCGACAAAAATCGAATTCTTCATTTACTGTAGCCATTTATCGAACTGATGGTAATTATTCTGTTCCTGATAGAGTATGGAAAGAAATATATGGTCTAAAAGATGGAAGAATGACATTACTGGAAGTGATACAAGGAAAACACAGACAATCGTATCAAGTACCAGAATCATTCGAATTCGATGATGAAGAAGGATAATAGTTTATAGTTTCTCGTTTTTTTTGTTTAATTCGAAAAATCCATCAGTAATGATGGATTTTTTATTTGAATGGTATTTATGAAAAAGTTATAATGAAGTCAATAAACATCAAGTTTCCCCTAGAAGATGACATAGAAAAGAATAATCTATTTATGCTTAACTATGTGACTAAAAACGCATTAGTGTCAGATTTGAAGTTATTACTCTTAACAAAAAAGGGCCAACGTTACTATATGCCTGATTACGGCACTAATTTGGAGAAATTCATTTTTCAACCGGAAGATGGTATTACACAAGATGAGATTATTTCAGATTTGAGAAATGCGGTAAGAAACTATATGCCAGAAATTTCAATTACTAGCGTGAATTTCTATACCAATCAAGATGATGGATATAATGATATGAAGGACAATGAAATTAGAGTCTCAATTAAATTCACATATGCAGATGATGTGTTTTCAGATAGCGGGACGGTGGACATAACATTCTAAAATTAAAACAACATGGCAACAGACAATCCAATATCGTATAATAAGAGAACATTCAGTGAACTTAGAGATGAGTTGATAACCTTAATTAAGAATGCATATCCTGATACATTTCAGGATTTCACGGATTCTAGTGTTGGATCGTTACTTATTGATTTGAATGCTGGTGTGGGAAATAACCTTTCTATCAATACAGACAGAGCTTTTCAAGAAACTCAACTAGAATTCGCACAACAGAACGATTCAATTTTAAATATAGCAAAAAATTTGGGCTTTAATATTCCCGGTAAACGTTCTTCTGTTACTGTTGTAGATTTTACTGTACAAGTACCCGCAAACGGAGATAGACCAAATGAACAATATCTACCAATCTTAGCTTCGGGTGCTCAGGTTGTTGGTGGTGGTAAAGTCTTCGAAACATCTAGCGTTATTGATTGGAATTCAGATTTTAGCAATCTTGGTGATCCTAATAAAACGGAATTACCTTTATATGACGGAAACGGTGTTATCCAAGGATATAGTGTTACAAAAAGAGAAGTTGTTGTAAATGGTGCAACAAGTATCTTCAAAAAAATAATTAAAGACACCGAAAGTCAACCCTTTTATGAACTTACTCTTCCAGATAATAATGTAATAGAAATTGTGAGTATTATAGCATTAGCTGGCACTAATTTTTCTGGAAATCCTCCTGATACAGAATTTTTAAATCCAGATAACACATACTATGAGGTTGATTATTTGTCACAACAAAGAGTGTTTGTTGATGATCCAAATTCGGGATCAAATTCCTCTACAACGGGTAACACTTCAATGAAGGCTGGTAAATGGATTGATGTGAAAAGAAAATTCATAAAAGAATTCACAAGTAAGGGTTTATGTAAACTCACCTTTGGTGGTGGAAATGGTGAATTAGATTTATTTAAAGATGGATTTGCAAAAGCAGGGGTTACTAATCAAATGTTCTTGAATAATTATTTACTCAATACTTCATTGGGTGAACAATTGAAAAAAGACTTTACACTTTTTGTAAAGTATAGAACTGGAGGCGGTAGTGGATCAAATGTTGGTTCTAATACATTGACTGCATTAGGTAATGTGAGTTTAACTGTTAATGGCCCACGTGATGATTTCAACAATGTGGTGAAGAGAAGTTTAAAGGTGAATAACCCTATTGCTGCAATTGGTGGAAACGATGGATTGTCAATAAGCCAAATAAGAAACCTGATAAAGTATAATTTTAGTGCTCAGGATAGAGATGTTACTGTGAATGACTACTTATTTCAGGTTTTCAAAATGCCGGGTAAATATGGATCACCATTTAGAGCCAATGCATTTAAAGAAAACAATAAAGTGGTAATCTCCATAATTGGATTGGGTAGCGATGGTAAACTTAATAATACGAGTAATAGTCTATTGAAAGAAAACATCGCTGAATATCTCAGCAATTATCGTATGATAAATGACTATGTTGAGATTAGAGATGGAAAGATATTCAATTTGGCATTTGATTTAGACTTATTCGTAAGCGAATCTGTTAATCAGGGTGAATTGGCAAACAATGTTATTAATACCGTTGCAACATACTTTGATGTAAATGCAGAACAAATGAATGAAGATATATTCTTGGGTGATTTGCAAAACAGTATAAATAACATCAGTGGTGTTATAAACATCTTAGGTTTAAAAGCATACAATAAAGTAGGTAATGGATACTCATTAAATCAAATTGAACAGGCTTATGTAAACGAAACAACGAAGGAAATTCAATTGGTAAACAATACTGTGTATAGTACCGAAGATTCTATGTTTGAAATTAAATATCCTGATCGTGACATAAAAGTATTGCTTAGAAAGAAAACTGATCTATTTGTCTAATGATTAAAAGATTGATTCCATATGTGAGTGGTAGTTCTTATAATATGAAGGTTTTGCTAGAAGCAGCTTCAAAAGATTATGGGTTTTATGATACATATACAGGAGCAACAGCAGGATCATTGTCAGAATACACCTTCAACTATACAGTAACTGGAACTTCTTCAAACAGACTTGAAGAATTAAGAAAATACAGTACGAGTCCACTTTATTCAGATAGATACTTTACTGGTGGGTCTCCTACTGTAGATGGATTGGATTTAACATACCCCGGAACCAGTACTGGTGGAACTATTATTCTGCAATACTATATCGGAGGTATTAAATATCTAAATGTGACTCCAAATGGCAGCACTGCGACTACAACCACATTCACAATGAACAGTACTGGTTTATCGCCATTGAATTTTGAGAACAAGCCGATTCTTAAATTGGAAGAAAAACAAAACATGGCTGAAAATCCATTTATTAACTCTGATGTATTTATAATCAGACAAGAAATACCAGTATTTGAAAAGTCCATTAGATTAAGAGGGGTGAGCAATTTAAGTGAAGTGGTTAATTATGCTGGTGGTAATTATTTTAAGATATTCAATAACACGTAATGGCAATTGGCGTATATGGAAATGTGAGACCTGCTGATGTTAACATCACAGATTTAGATGTGTATTATACATTTACACCTAGCAGAAATGTCGTGTCGAATACATTCTTTAGACTTAATTCTACAGATGTTTTAACAGAAATAAAGATACCACAAGCAGAACAAAATAGTGGAGAAGAAAATCTTCTTGAGGGAATTTATAACTTAAAGTTACCTGCTACTGTTTTTAATCAAGTTGGGATATACACTATTTACATACGTTCAAAAGTTATCAGAGTAAAACTTGATGGCACTACACCATTGACCATTACCGATTGCGGTGTCTTATCATCACTTCCATCTATCAAAGGTATTGTTTTAAATTCAAATGATCTTCCAGTTAATCTAAGATCAAATAATGCGTTGCAGGGCTACAAGATAGAATACGTTGACACTGATGGTACTAAACTAAGAAATGTGGTCAGATACGTGACTACATCAAATAAAGCAATTCCAGTTACTGAAAATATCGGTAATACGAGTCAAACTGCAGTAAGATATAGATTTGATGATAGTGGGAATTTGTTATTCCTACAGGTTACTCCAAGTAGTGCTTCAAATGTAAAGCCAAACGTAAATCCGTTCATAGGAAAACCGGGACAGCACATATTGCTCTCAAACACTAATATCAAACCAGAAGTAATTGAAGTTGAAATGGTTGAAAATACTATAGATAGTATTGCTGATTTAGTTGGTGGTGAGCAAATTAAAGATGTCGATAATGGTATCTTAACAAATTACGATAAAAATAGAAATATTACCAAACAATTCGATTTGTTTGAACTTAAAGATGACTTTACTGGGGTTTCCTTGTTCGAAGTCAAACAAAAGAGAACAACTATTGACAACACTCAAACATTTGATAATGTCCTAAAAGATGTAGCAGGAAATAACGCATAAAACAACCCGCTTGTTTTATTTTAATGCGTATTTATATTAAATTCTACTACATTGGCAAAAGTTAAGGTTATAAATAGACGACAAGGGTCTGATCTCATTGGTGCAAATTTTAGAAATGTTGCATCTGAGACCGTATTCACATTCGGTAGATTTACTGTAGACACTAATTTTGCTGTAAGAAAGGTTCGTAACTACTCGAACGAATTGAGTTCGTTTGTAACACCAATAACGCTCCAAACTCTCAACATAAATAAGAATGATTCAGATCAGATTTTCAATTACAATCAGAATGTAGTACTCAACATCGATAAATCAGACCTAACATCATATGCTAGATTTGGATCGCTAAGTGAGACGCTTCGTGTGTCTGTTGAGAACATCATTATTCAATTTCCATCTAGTATATATGTGACATATCAGATTTCCTCATTCACCAATTTGATGAGTGTTACGAATTACCTATATGATGTAACTAAGGATACTGCTGTAATGACGATACCATATCCTGCACTGGTTAATAAATTTGGCATTGTAATGAACCAACTCAACAATCAATTACCACAAGATGATCCGTTGAGAAATTTGAATATCTCTTTCCCTGAGTATGTAATCTGGAGAGAAGAGAATCCAACAGGTAATACATTTGAAATTTTAGAATATACTGGATACAGTGCAACATATCAATATGTTAATCTACGTGTTAAAGGAAATCCTTTTCCTGAGTTATCGGGATCAACACAAGGACAATTTAATTACCAT